GAGCCTTTGCTCATTAAATCATTGAATAAAGATTTTGTACAACACCACCTTGTTGATACCCTTTATGAAATTTTTTAAAATATTCTTTTGGCAGTCCTTTTGGAAAAAGAAAAATATCTCCTATTTCTTTATTAGTAGGATAAGCAAAAGATGTCTGTATTCCTTTATCTTTAATAATAGACCTAGGAACATCAAACTCCAATATTTTTTTACCACCCATACTTATAGCTTCTGGTCTTGAAGTGGTAGTCCAGAGCCCTCGCAAGTTTTCCTCGTATGGCAAATTCTTTAAATAAGTTTTGTCTTGAATTCCTTGCTTTATCCAGTAGTCAGTGTTTTCATTTAGGCGGTCAAAATGATACTTTTTTAATGGAGCCCCTCCTACATATTTACCATCCTTAATCATCTGACCTTTAAACCATTTAGGAACACCTCTAAATAGTTTTATACCTGCACCTATAGGTAGTAAACCCTCTACAAAATCCCTACTAAGAGCATCTGCGGTAACTCTAGGGTTTTCTGGCTGTGTACGCATAACGCCAGTCTGGTCAAACCTGTCCAGCTCTGCCTTTAGTATTAGATTATCAATGTTGTTATGAACATTAGTCGATGACGGTTCTACAGTACCACCACTTTGATAACCCTTTATTTCGTCAAAATAGTCATGGATAACCTTATCCGCCTTCATTCCCTCATCATAAGAATCATAAACCCCAAAATGCTTACCTCTTAACGCTCCTCTGTACGCACCCTCTTCAGGAAGGTCTAATCCACCCATCATCGTTGGAAACAAGTACCACTTTCCATTGTCTTTCTCTAGCCGTGTTTTAATATTGGATGTCCATTGTCGTCCTTGGTCATCTGACCACCGTTTTTCTGGAAACATTTCCATCGTAAGAGGCAATGTACCCCTATAACCATCTACCATCAGACCATTTATACTGTCATGAGCTTTGCCATTTGCCATTTGCAGTAAGTTATTAGCCATCAGTTAATTCTTTTTGCTTCTCTGGTAGTATTCCCTGTTCAAATGCCTTTAGCTTTTCTCTGCTAAACCCACTGAACTCTTGTATAAGGGCCACTGAGTCCACTTTCTTTTCAGTAGAAAGTAGGCCGGATATCTTCATTAGGGTCTCTATAGCCCTTAATTTATCATTATCCCTGACCTCTGTCTTATCTATTACATCTTTTGTGGTCTCTAAGAGGTATCGTTTAGTAATACCCACTTCTGACATTAAATTTTCTATTTCCTTGTCCACTGCTTGCCTCACTGTCTTGTTTCTAAGTAGTAATGTTGACTTCTTTTCCGCATAATCCAAACTCTTTGTAGTTGGGAAGGCTTTTTGATAAGCCTCTACGGGCTCCATGCCATGTGCTATGTACTTTGCAAAGTTTCTTTTGGCATCTGTCAAGTAACCTGTAGTGTTTACCATGTAGCTAGTCTTCTTTGTAAACCTGTATATCTCATCTTTGATCGTACCAACAAAAGGACTTGACCCTCTGTGATTAAACATTCCAATTACAGTTCTGATATAATCATTATCTCTTTTCTTTTTATCTACAAAACAGCCTTTCTTTAGTATCTGCACTATTTTACCATCATCGGATAAACACCAATCTCCCTCTTTTGCTTGTTTCCAATCAGTTATTAAAGGAGTATTAGGATGTGCCTTACGAAACTCCTCTTTGGATTCGTAAGCATAATGCTTCTTTCCTTTTATGGTACGGGTCAATGCCAAATCAATTAGGCTCTTTTTCGTTAAGGTTATTTAAATCCAGTATCTCTAGCTCCGGCATGTGCTTCATGCGGTACAATAATTCGGATAAGAGTCCTATCTGCCTTGAACTGGGGTCAATGATATCTGTCATCTTTAGTTCGTGCGATATCTCACGGCAACGCTCTAGGTTGTCATATACATTGCTGATCTCATAATCGCCACTTAATGCTTTTTGATACAACGTCTTGTACATATCCATGTTTTAATTTAATAAAACTTGACAACAATGTTTTGTATTATATATATTTAATTAAGTTTGTTTAGTTTGTGTGGGATTTATATAATAGTACTATAGTATATATAGTATAGTAGTATATATAGTAAGTAGTATGTATTATATATATATTATATATATATAGTAATATAGTATATATAGTAAGTAGTAAGTAGTATATATAGTATCCGCTCCATATTTTATAGTACCGGCTCGGTAAAACTTCCAAAAAATTCTAAAAAATTATATGAGTATGTGTGTCTCTGTTGTATTTGACGTGTGTACCCCCCACATGCGTTTCGCCGTTGGAAAAATTGTGTTGAAAAACTCGATCGCGATCTACTCCTTATAATTTGTGCGTATATGTGCAATCTATTACTATTATGGAACCCGATCAGGATACATACATATATAAGGTACATAGTTTTTTGACAATTACATAATATGCACACTATACTGATAGTGGTCGGGCTGTACTTTTACCTTGTGATGTATGTAAGAATGAAGCAGGGTATTGGATACGGTGAAAATAGACCTAGAATGCTTATTCGTGCATAGGTCACTGATCGTGAAATATCTGGTCAATGCGTGAGATACCAGAGTCAGTGACCGCCTCATAATGACCAATGTACTATGAGGTAATGACACAACTAAATTTCTTAATCAAAAACAAATGGAGTTCAAAATGAACAACTTAGAAATATCATCCAACTGGGATAACATAACCAACTTAACCGACTCTGAAAAAGTAGTACCAGTCGTAACTCAGGATAGGCCAGTCATAGCAAACAAGTTTGACATAGGCCTCGATCCATTTACTGAGATCGAAAAAGTTCCATTGCAAACTGGTAATGGTGGAGGTTCCTCAGCTCATTCAATACGAATGATGATGAACGGTAAAGATACAGAAGTTGGTGTAGTTGGTGAAAGATATCTTTGTGTACCTAACAGCAAAATAGCTGAAGTTGGTGAAACTATCCGATCTAGGTCTGGTATGAACTGGACTGAATCTCAGGTATTTTTTGACGGTAAGGTATACAGGAGAACGTTTACCTGTAATGATGGTGGCCTACAGGCTGAAGTTCCTGTAGTTGGTGACATTGTAGCCTTAGTAATGGAAGAGGTCAATAGCTATGATTCCTCAGTTAAAGCCGGGATTATATGCTACTACATGAGACTAAGATGTCTTAATGGTATGAGGTCTAAAGCCCATCAGTTTGGGTACTCATTCAGACATTCACTAAACAATGTAGACTGGGAATCTGAGATTCATCAGTCAGTCGTACAACTTACTGGAGCCAATCCTCAGCTTATGCTTAACCAGTTTTCTGAAGCTTGTGGTAGATTACAGAAACCAATGGACTTTCAGGAATTAAAGGTAATTTCAGAAAACAATGACTATCTAGGAAAACTTCCTACACAGCAATACGGTCAGATAGTGAAAAACATGCTAGTTTCAAAAGACTATCCGCAAGATGGAAACCAGTTCACAGCATGGGATTTGCTTAACTCTGGTACTGAAATACTCTGGCACCAGAAAAAGATAACTCAGGGAGCAATCAAGAATAATGCTCTGGTAGTTGATGGACTTCTACAATATGGTAAAGATACATATGAAGAACCTTTTGTAGACCCTAACCAGACTGAGATGTTCCAGTCATAACACAAAACAGAGATAGGGCCCCGAAAGGGGCCTGATTCTCATAAAGTAAAGGAATTAGAATGAAGTTTAAGCTCAAAAGTAAAAAAGAGGCATATTTTTTGCTTAGTGCAATATGTAGCCTACATGAGACAATAGCTAATGACACTAGCCGAGATAAGGAAACGATTGATAAATCTCAAGAAGACCTTACAATAATTAGAGAACGCTTAATTAAGCTATGCTGTAAAAAAGGATGGTAATCATAGAAATGAGGATGGGGAGCAGAAATGCTCCCTATTCTCTATTTTTTTTTATTTTTGTAATTTTTTTTTATTTTAAAAATTTTTTTATATATAATAATATAACTACTTAACGAAGGTAACTCATTCTTTTATAACTACTTAACGAAGGTAACTCATTCTTTTATAGGGTTTACTATTGATTGTATAAATAAAGGGGAATTCATAAATAAAACAACTCAGGTATAATAGGGCAATTTGTGTAAATATTTTATCCCTCTATTTACACTATATTATATATATTTCAAAGTAGAACACAACCCCCACACACAACCCCCCAAAAAAAGTTTATATTTTTTTTAAATACTGGGAACTTTTTTACAGTTAAATAGTATAGTATATATAAACAAAAAAGGTAAAATATGCACACAAAACAATTAAAAAATAAAACGGCGTATGGATGCAAACTGAGAAAGATGAACGATGACACATACAGACTCAGAAAAAATATAATGAGTATAATATATGATGCGAATAAAATAGTAAAGAATTATGATGGTTCAAGGCTACCAAGAGTAGAGGTGAGGATTGTAAAACAAAGCCCTTGTAAAAGCGAACAAGTAAACGGATACGCCTATTTAGGGGCAAATATTATCCATATAAGAGAAGATGTAGCAGAGAAGGATAACTATAGCCTTTACCACACCACATACCACGAATTAGTACATACACTATTTAATCAGGGACACGATGAAAACTGTAAATTGATGAAAGAGAGGGGAACAAGGCTTAACAAAAAAGAGTCAGAGAGAATATTTTTAGAGTACTATAAAAAACATAATAACTAAAAAACTTTGAAACTTTTGAAACTTTACACAGTATAATAAGAAACAAACGGAGAAAAAAAACAAATGTACACAACAGAAACAGCAACAACAAGAACAGCACTAGACAAATACAAACAGAATCTAAAAGTTGATTACAATAATATATGGAGCTATGAAACAAAAGTAGCAGACATTGACCACAAGAGCAGAACAATTACCCCACTTGGGTGGTGGTCTGTAACTACGTCAAAGCACATAAATTATGTGGGTTCTGAGTATAATTACAAAGTACAGAAAGTAAACTAACTTACAGAAATTAAAGGGGGTGTGTAATGCATCCCCTTTAGGAGAAATTATGAAAAAACAAAGGTACAAAAAGACCACTACTTTAGATGTGGGTACAATGGTACAAGGGAAAATCGGGGAGAATAACGTATCCAATCTATTTCTGAAAAATAACTATATCGTGAGTATGCCCGAGGTTGATCTTGGTGTTGATATGGTGGTATGTAAGCCGAAGAAATGGGGCAAGAGGTTACTTATGAATAAGTGGCGATCCATACAAGTAAAATATCATTCTAGGGTATCAGAGACGACATTTGGAAAATCTTTAAGGGTGAAGATAACCCCTAACCACTGTGATTATATCGCAATACCTTTGGACGAACACACGAACAGAGTGATTTTCTACCCTCAGCCAAAGGATATGAAGGGCAAAGAATATGTAAGGGAGTTCGCTTTCTATGATTCGAGTAAAGCAGGGAAGAATGGCAACTTTCAGAATCAGAATAAACGAAGGTGGGCAAAAGATTTTTATGATTTGCCAAATTAAATTGGAACTATTTAAAACAAGCCTAGTTATATAAGTAAACAAAGGAGTAATACAATGAAACAAATAGAAGTAAACAATATCAGAAGAAAGGCACTCCATTGGTGGAGGTCTTTAAATTCTGAGATGAAGAAAACAATGGTGCATAATCCATCAGTAAATAAGTCTAGTTTTAATTCTGTTTCTTTGATGAGCAAGTCATCACTACAAGTGCAAAGAATGTTTGAGAATTGGTTGACTTGGGAAATAAAAGGAGGTTCAAAAAATGAGCAGTAATAAATACAACGGATGGACAAATTATGAGACTTGGAACTTTAATTTATGGATAACAAACGAAGAGTCAGATCACGAGTACGCTTTGGAACTTGCGGAAGATTCTGAAAACAAATACGGACTCAGTAAAAAACTAGAGGAGTGGGCAGAAGATATGGCTAGTGATGCATTGACATCATACGAATACACACATGGCTTTATAAAAGACATGGTGAATAGTTCTGTGGGAGAGGTCAACTTTTATGAGGTGGCTGAACATCTTTGGGAAGAGCGACAAGAGGCAATAAAGCAACATGATGGGGAGGAAGAGTAATGCACATGATAATAAGAAACATAGTCTATGCCAATTCTAAGAAAGAGGCACTTTCTGTGGCTAGGGAGAATTTCAAGAATCTATGTAAAGGACAGAGAATATTTGACTACTACGATATGTTTGATGATGGGGGCAGTGCATACTGGGGTGACAGATGTCCCGAAATATCGCTTTTAAATAAGCCTGAAGGGCGTAAAATGATAGTAGACGGATGGAAGGCTACCCTAAGAGATATGCGAGAGCATTTAAGAGAAATAAAAAAACTTACAGAAGGTAAGAAAGTTACAGAAGTCATGCGAGATATCAGAAAAGACTGGCTTCAGTATCGTTATCATTCTGTTGGAGAATACTATGGGAGTTCTGTTTGGTTGTACGACCACGATGCAGAGGGTATAAAGGATAGGAGACATCTTGACAATGCACTTAATAAATGGGATAATAATACAGAATATAAAGGCATGAAAGTTTATGTCGTACCCGCAGATGTACACTATTAAATTGGAACTTTTAATAATAAGTGTAGTTATAGAGATAAACAAAGGAGTTTTAAATGAATATATTTAAACTAGATGACTGCCCTCAGCGATCAGCAGAATTGCAACACGACAAGCACGTTGTAAAGATGATCTTAGAATCAGCACAGCTTTTGTGTGGTGCTTACGATACAGAAGATACACCACCTTACAAAAGGACACACTACAACCACCCTTGCTCAATATGGACAAGGACAAGCAGAGAGAATTATGAGTGGCTCATATCACACGCTATGTCTCTATCTTACGAGTACACAAGGAGATACGGCAGAGTACACAAGTCACAAGCAGTGATAGAATGGTGTTCTGAGAATATAGACCTCATAGAATTTACTGATAGTGGATCTACGGAATTGCCTATGGCTATGCCAGACAAATATAAATCCGATAACGTAGTTACTTCTTACCAACAATACTATATTAATGAGAAGTTGAACCCGAAAACGGGTTGGAAGGCCAGAGGTGTACCTGAAATATTTAAAAACAAGATGGAACTTATACAAAGTGGGAGCGTATAAATGCCATATCCAATGAAACAAAAGGAGAAACAAATGATAACAGAACAAGACATCATATTTGACAATCTATATGAGGACATAGCTATGAAACTAGACTCTATCTTAGATGAGGTCATAGCAGACATAGAGCATGACTGGGGAATCAAGCACGATATGATGATGAAGATAGTGGAGACATGGTCTGTGGGGGTATCTGCAAGACTACCCCTTACAACTACTATAGATAAGAAAACAATGGAGTTACTAAAGAAAGAGGTGGAAAATGTTAATAAGTAATTGTTGTGGATATGAAGTAAAGTATCACGATATATGCTCTAGTTGTCTAGAACATACTGATCCATACGAAGAGGAGGATGTTCAGGAGTTAGAGGACGAGTTGGAGAAAGAGGCTTTAGAGTGGGAAAGAAAGGATAGTGAGGAAGAAAGGGGTAGTACAGAAATAGAGCGAGGTATGGAAAGGATAAGAAACTTAATAGCGAACAAAGGTGTTGTGAATATTGACCATGATGACATCTGGGAGATATTTGGAATAACAGTTGAGTGCTTAGAGGGAGAGCCGACAACGGCTGATGAATTTAATAAGGAGGTAGAATAATGAAAACAGCAATAATAAAAGTTAGATTGGCTTACGATTTTCCCGATGAAATGTCGATCAAAGAGATCAAGGAAAAAGTAGAGAATCTTGAACTGCCAAAGGAGTATGATGAGGATAGTTTTGAATGGCTTGGTATCTACGACAACGAAGATGAGTTCATACCATATTATAAGTTCCCCGAAGAGTGTTATGAGGTAGAGGAATGACATCAAAAGAATATGAATTTATGAGAGAGAAGTTTCTTTCAGAAACCTTAGAGCTT